ATGTTGATAATTCTATTAAAGACGGAAAACCATTTATTAGAACTAATGTTGAAGGAACATTTAATTTATTAGAATGTGCAAGACAGAATAAGAGCTTAAAGAAATTTATTCATATTTCAACCGATGAGGTTTATGGAGATATGGATGATATTGGAATTTTAGCAGAAGCGAATGAATGTTACGGAATTAAAGGATCTTCTTATTATTCTTCAACAAAAGCAGCATCTGATTTATTGGTTGAAGCAGCTGGAAGAACTTTTGGATTACCATATTTAATTACAAGAACATGTAATAACTATGGATCTCATCAAAATGAAGAGAAGTTTATTCCAAAAATTATGAAATCCATCGCAAACGATTTAACAATTCCAGTTTATGGAGATGGAAAACAAGTAAGAGAATGGATTGACGTTGAGGATAACGTACAATTAATATATGAACTAATGTTATCAGATCAATTAAACGAGGTATATAATATTGGAAGTGGAGAAAGATACCAAAACATACAGATCATTAATATGATTGGTAAAATATTAGGTAAAACTCCAAAGTTTGAATTTGTAAAAGACAGATTAGGGCATGATAAAAGATATGCTTTAGATTCTACAAAAGTAAGAGAAATATTCCCAGAATGGATTACACTATCATTCGAAGAATTTTTATTAGAAGAAGTAAACACAGTAACAGCTTAAAATTTAAAAAATGAACGCACAATTAATTACAATGCTAAGAACTTCAGCTGAGGCTGATAAAGCAAAAGCCCTATTATCTTTAGATTTATTAGGTAATAAAGGAACAGGTATTGGAGATCACTCAACCGGAGATTTCTACACAAATGCTGAAGAAGCATTAACAATGCTAGTAGACGCTGACGACAGGTTAGCAGCTATTGAAAAATACTTTTCTGGAGAACAAAAAGTATAAATTGTTAATAACTTTTTGAAAATAAAGTGTACCAGATTTTTCTGTTACACTTTTTTTGTTTATATTTACTTATAACAAATTAAAACAATCATTATGAACTACACAAGATTTAACAGACACGAATCAATGAACTCAGAAACTCTTTCTGAAATCATGGACATTAAAAGAGAACTATACAGAGAAGATATCGAAAGAACATCTGATATTAGAAGTCTTGAAAACATGCTATTTGGATTATTTGATGGATATCTATACGATGAAATTCAAATTCTAGCGCTTAAGCTGCCAACTGATTTGGCTACTAGAATTATGAAAGTATATTTTACTTGCTCAAGATTTCCAAAATCAGAAACTCAAGTATATTAATTATGATTAGAAAAAAACTGCACAAACATCAAGGAGATCCAATCATTATAGATCTCACAGGACCAGAAGGAAACGCGTTTATGTTATTGTCGTATGCAAAAACATTTTCAGAAAACTTAGGAAAACCCTACGAAGAATTATTAATTCAAATGCAAAGCGGAGATTACGAACATCTTGTTAAAGTATTTGATGATGCATTTGGAGACTTTGTAATACTAGAAAGATAAGATATGGAATTAGAAGAATTGTTAATACTCTTAGAAAGAGCAGCAGATAATATTAAATATGCACAACCTAATGATGAAACACAGTGGGCATATAATGAAGGTATTGAAGATCTATCAATAGAATTAGAAAACCTAATAAAAAACAAAATCGATAAATAAACTATAATACTTACTAAATAAATTTATATGAACATTTTAGAAGAAGCAAATTCAATTGTAAACAACAGAAGCGAAGAAGCAGATCGTAATTATGGTCCTTTTTCCGAAGGTATGGACAGAGCAGCAATGATCTTCCAAGGTATGACTGGATTAGAGGTAACTGGAGAACATATGTTTAAAGCACTTGTCGCTCTTAAATTCTCAAGAGAAAGTTATAATCACAAAACAGATAATCTACTAGATGCAGTAGCTTATATTCAAGGATTAGATAATTACATCAACGAAAAAGAGAGTAATGGTCAAGATTAATGATATAATTCATTTGCTTAAAGATGATACTATGTGTCCTGCTAAAAAAATAGCAATTGACGACGTAGTAACAACTTATAGTTCAAAAGAAGCTAGTCATAAGAGTGCATGGTCATATCTATTGGCTGCCCAATTAAAAAGCATCGGATTCGATGTTGAGGTTCTTAATAAGAACAGTGATATTCATCAATATGACGTATGGCTTGTAGCACTTCCAATGGAATTTGCAGGATCTTATAACCTATTTGGTGGAGCAACTGATGAACCTGCTGGAAGAATGCAGAGACTATTAGACTTTCAAGGTGAAGTATTTTGTATCAATAGAAAAATGCCAGATGTTGGAGCATTTGCTCAAAGTCGAATGAAATCATGTTCAGAATTATGGGCTAAGCTTGATGTCGAAGGTCTTACTCAAAAATGTAAAGACATTAAAACATTAGATCTAACATTAGACTCGAATACATTTGTTCTTGGAGATTCTCATTCAGTTTCAGTATGGCAACCAGGTTCTAATATTAGTAGAAATGATGGTAAAACTCTTTTTGGAGTATTAAAAGAAGGAATGAATTCTTATATTCCTGAAGGAACTGAGCATCTTATAACATATTTTGGAAACATAGATATTAGACATCATTTATGTCGTCAAGATAAACCAATAGAATCTGTAAAGAAATTGGTTAAGGATTATTTTGAACACTTAAAATCTCTTAATATTAAAAAGGTTTCAGTCGTTAAATTACTTCCAATAGAATTTGAAGATCGTAGAATTCCAAAAACTGGATGGTATAAAGGAACTCCATTTATTGGTTCTCAGCGTGAAAGAACTCAATTAATGCAGATATTTAACGAGGAGCTAAGCAATCTCTCGACTATATATAATATGAATGTAATCGAATGGCCAATTGATTGGTATACAACAGAACCTAAGTATTTCGCGGATACTTATATGGAAAAACCAGGTTCAGTACACTTATCAAGAGCATATTACCAATATGATTTTATTACACTCGAAAAAAATAAAGCATTAAATAGAGTGATTAATTCACTTTTTTGAAACTTTTTTAAAAACACAAATATAACTAGTATAAATTAAATTTTAAAAATTATGAGTAAAATTAACGTAGCAATTATTGGAACAGGAAACTGTGCTAAATCATTAGTTGAAGGTGTACAATACTACACTGAAAATCCAAACAACGTAACTGGGATGATGAAATCAGACATCGGCGGTTATTTAGCAGAAAACATTAACTTTGTAGCTGGATTCGAAATCGATGAGCGTAAGGTTAATCAAACATTAGGTTATGCATTGAAGCAAAGACCAAACTGTGCATGGGATATCGTAGATGAAATTACATCGACTGCCCCAGTATATGAAGCACCAGTTATCGATGGATATGCAGCGCATATGGATAATTATCCAGAAGCAAACAGATTCTTAGTTGATGAAAACTTAAGAAACACAACTGATGGTAATCGCACTTCTTTATCTCCACGTAAAATTCGTGAGTGGAAGGATTCAATTATCTCTAAATTAAAAGAGCATGATGTAGAAGTATTGGTAAACTATTTACCAGTAGGTTCTCAAAAGACTACAGAATTTTGGGCTGAAATTTGTCTAGAAACTGGAATCTCTTTTGTAAACTGTATTCCTGTATTTATCGCTTCAAACCCAGTTTGGGAAAAGAGATTTATCGATGCAGGTATTCCATTAATTGGAGATGATATGCGTTCGCAATTTGGAGCAAGTATTCTTTCTCAAATGCTACAAGAACTTGCATTTGAAAGAGGTCATCACGTAAAAGCACACATTCAAAGAAATGTAGGCGGTAACACTGATTTCTTGAATATGGAAGATTCTTCAAGATTAGCTTCTAAGAAGATTTCTAAAGAAAACGTAATCCGTGCTCAAAACGAAATTCGTGGAATTGGAACCGAAGATTCATTCTTACATGCAGGTCCTTCTGAATATATCCCATTCTATGGAGATAATAAAGTTGCAAACTTCCGTTTAGAACTTGAAGGATTTGGAGGAGCTCCAGTAACATTAGATGCTCAATTAAGCGTACAAGATTCGCCAAACTCTGCAGGAGTTGTAATTGATGCAATTCGTTACTTAAAAGTAGCAAGAGAATTAGGAGTTGTAGGAGCCTTAAGAGGTCCTTCAGCGTTCACTCAAAAAACTCCACCAGACCAAATGATGTTTGCTGATGCTGTTTATGAGTGTACTGAATTGGCTGCAAGACGTCTAACAGATTCTACAAGAAAGCAATTAGTAATAGCAGCAAAAGCTCACTAATAAATCTAACAAATAAAAAGAGAGCCTAACAGCTCTCTTT